CTATCCGTAGAAACTGTAGGAACGATCTTAACCCGAAGATTATTCCTTACAACACCGTCCCTACCTTTGAATTTGGAATAACTAATTCTGGCCGAGAATACCAAACCAGATTCCATCAGCTCAAAGGCGCTACAAATGGTCATACCCTTAGTGGATTCCAGGTCTGCCATCTTCTTAAGCTCTCGCTTAAAGATCGCAATTCCATCAACAGTTCCTTGGAATCTCATAATGAACAGACTTCCATCGGGAACTGGAGGTTCTTCATCGGAAACCAATTCAAGCGTCTTTTCTACTGCAAGAGTTACTTGAATACTTTGAATAACCTCCCCTTCGTCATTCTCAAACTTATTGATCTTTCCGGACACTGTCCTAATTCTATAGTCACCAGCTGGCGGATCGATGTAATCAGGAGCTTCTTGGATATCGTCCAATACTTCATCAGACATATCTTCCAGATCAAGCAGTACTGTAGTCTTTGCCATTTTAATTGCCTTCTTTCTTAGGAGTTTTCGGGTAAAAGGATTTTTTTCCGTCTTTCTGTTTTCTAGGAGTCACATTAAACGGTTGTTGATGCGGATACCTAGATTTTTCAGCTTTCTCTGTCATACCTATCTCTATAAAAGTGAAGATATTAAATATGTTAATCTAATATCTTCATAAACACTATTTAACAGGGCCGCGGACGCGGCTTACTACGACCTTTACCAGGATTAGGCATTGGCATTGGCATTGGAGTCTTTGCTTCTTGCTTCACGAATAACACCTCCTTTCACTAGAATATCTCTCATATTGAGAGTAGGACTATCCTCAACTTTAATGTTGAGTCTAGATTTTGTATTACAATTTGGCTTATAGGTAGTGGAACTACCCCCAGCATGTTTGCTTCCTTTTAATTCTAGGAATACTACGGTTCCAAAGAACTTTCCAACCTTTCGGCTATATGCCGCGGAACCGATCAGCGGAAATATCCTAGTTTTTACCAAGGAACGATTTGGGCCGGTACCAGAATACTCTTCGTCATAATATACATGACTCAAGACTATTGTATTCGTGTATCGTCCTATTTGGATTACCTGCAAGATTGCAGTAAGCCAATTATTTACCGTTCCCCACTCTTGAATCTGAAGTATAGCATCTTCTGGCTGCCCCTTCAATAGTGCGTTTATGGCGCAGTCCGTCATTTGACTTCCAGAATCAATAATGAGGAGGTCATTATGAGTCATCTTAGTAATATTGAATACCTGACTCGGTTTTTTTCCTTGGGTACATTCCAAACAATTCGCTCTGCCATGCTCTTCACAGATGTTGAGGTCTGCTTTAGAGGAAAACATTTTTAGCAGAGTGCCCATTGCATGGGGCTCTTTTCTAGTATCAAGTAATTTAAATAACTGAATCTTTTCCAGAGCCTCATCTGGCAGACCCATATGGAGAATAGTGTCGCTGCCATTCTCTAGATCAATCCACACTATTTTTTTAATTTCGGGGATAAGTGCGGCAGTTGCAGCCATCCTCGTCTTTCCGGCACCGGAATCCCCATAGATAAGAATTGAATGACTAGAAGATTCATTCTCAGCTTTACGCTTCAGTTCTAGCATATCCATATCAAAGACTCCTACTAATCAGTCTTGCGTATCCTTCAATATCTAGCCAATGGTCCTTATGATCAGGATTTCCCGCAAGAATCCTACCTATTTTATGAACAATCATATCCAAGGCTTCCATCTGCTCGACTGACATTTGATCATAATTTTCAGATTCTCTCATTATACGTTTTAATGACTGTGAATAGTAAGCATGATCCCGGAAATCCCCATGCGTTTTTTCACGATCCTCTAGTATTTTATCTACCGAATCTACCGAATCTACCGAAGCTGGTTTACCAACTCTTTTATTATACTTTTTGAGTATGGTATCCATAGAATATTTACTAGGGACTTTGAGGATGCCATCGTCGCAAAATACTACATCTGGAGCTTCCTGTACTATAAAATCGACAGGAATGCGTACCGACTTAAAAATTAGATAAGATCTGTCAGGGGTAAGCGTATATTCCGTAGCATCTGTTTTTAACGTTTCGTATTCCGATGCAATAGTATGAATATTATATGCTTTTGGGATTAATAGAACGGGTTTTCCATCCTTCGTCGAGGTACAAGATCCTTTGGCAGCTTTAAGAAAATACTCTACAGGAACTTTTTTATCCGCAATTCCAAATGGCACTGTTTCACCGTCATCCATGATATAGAGAGTAGTATAATCATTTAGGCCCATGATATTGTCCTTTCCTATGTAATTAAGATTATAACGATTCTACCATACTGCTTATTAGATGCGTTTTATATACTTTTACGATATCTTCTATTTCACAGGAGTTTGGTAATTTAAGTATGCTTTTTCCACTCTCGCTGTAAGATATTTCAGCATCTGGAAAATTTCCCAGTATGAAACTAATCGGAATTGCCAAGTGTTTATACGTAATGCATTCCGATATTTCAAATTCCTGAAACTGATTTTTATATAACTCTATTATCTTCGCCATATCAAATTCGATTGGCAGCAGCAGTTCCCCTTCTACGATAATGGCTCTTTTAGCATGCTTCATTACAAATTCTGTAGGTAAGTTCAAACCTGAGAATGGGATAATCTTACCATCATCCAAAGTGTTCCATCTGCAATTTTCAGTATTCATAACATTCTTCCTAAGTGATCGGTAATCAGGTCTTCCAGTTTAGCAACGAAATCATATTCTATCGTATCCTCTTCATAAGTTTTTGGAACATCTAATGAATGCAATCCACAAGTTCCAAAATGAGGACAAGGCTTATTGAATTTCAAGCATGAATGTCCTCTCTGCGGGAAGATTCCTGTGTCCAGCATTTTATGCAGTCTTTCTACATCCATTCCCAAAGTAATAAAAAAGTTAAGCCTATCTTTTAAACTTTTTGGGAAAGTTAATGGATGAATTTTTGGAGAGAATCCATCCCCCGCTCCGATCTGACCTACAAAGTAATATACATCATATTCTGCATTGTCCTTTCCTGTTATATAGTCAAGGATAATTGAATATCCGATCAACTGCTCCGAGTTCATATACAGTGGGTCTAGAGACAGTAGATTCATTCCTGTGCTCTTTACATCCATTACCCCATATTTTCCCGTGAATCTGTTTCTGAGTGCCACATCTAGGTATCCGACATAATAAAAAACGTCGTCTATATCGATTCTAAAGGAAAGCTGAACCGCCGGCTTGTTATTAAATTCTGCTATTTCCCATTCGGTTAGCAGTGTGTCTAGATAGGGAAATGCTGCCCATACCATATTAACTGCTACCAGCTCTGATTTTTTAAGGGATTGGGGGATTTCTATCACTTCATCAATTACTTCATGATAGGCTAGATAGGCTTCCCACATCGCCCTATCTTTATCTTTGTATAGCAGATATGATAGGCATCCGGTTTCTAGGGAATGCCCGAATGCAAAATGCTCCGATGCCTGTTTCTGCTGAAAATTATCAAGAAGGGCTGTTAATTGAAATTTTCTCTCACAAGAGAGGATCAAATCCATTTTCGTGTAGGACAGCCTGATCTTTTGCATTCTTATTCCTTACTTGATGTGACGATCTGAATCCACTCTTGAAAAGCTCTTTCAAATCTCTCCCCTTCCTCTTCTTCCGACTCTTCTAGCAGAAGGTCAGCTGATACTATCAAGAAAAAGAAAAATAAATCCTGTAACGAGAGTGTTCCTATAAATCCATACGGAAGTTTCTTAGCCTGCCTTTCCGCATGGAATCTGGTTTGCATTGCCATCGCTTGTTCTTTATCCATTACTATCCCTCCTGACTCAAATCTATTTCTGCACTACCTTCCCCTACCAGTAGATCAAACTGGTAGGTTGTTACCAGTCTCTCTTTATCTTTAAGTTTTGTTTTAATACGAATCTCAGTAATCTCCTTGGTCGATTCCATAATCCAGTCCGGTACTCTTTCACAGCGAAGTGCGGCAAGGGCTACCAGATACATACAAATCTTACTAGAGGCTTTTTCAACCTCCTCTGCTGGTCCATGGGTAATCTTATTTACCTGATCCCGTATTGTAAGGCTTTCGGACTCTGTGAGGGAAATAGTTACACGTTTCTTAGTCATCATATTCTCCTATTGATTAGGTTGGCTTATCTACAACGACTACTTAGGATTAGTTCAAGCATCCTCTTCCTAGGTTCTACTGCTTTAGGACTCCACCAGCATCCATGTATTTTGCGTTGATCTGTAGAACTTATGAATTTATTCTCTGAATAATACCAGTACGTGCCGTCATATAAATCAAAGAATTCAGAGAATAATTCCTTCAGCTCTTCATCACTTAATTCCTCTTCAGCTCCTATGTATTGTTTATATGATTTCTCTAGGGCACCACATATGAAAGGAATTTTTCTGCTTTTAATCATATCTAATGCCAATAGATATATTCTTTCCTTTAAGTCATCCATTATTAGTCCTATCGATTGAAGTGGTTTACCTACAACCCCTACTTATAACTAACTCAAGGGTTTTCTCTCTGGGCTCTCTTAATTTATAAGACCACCAACACCCATGCATGTTATGTCGAATTACAGAATCTATAGATTCACCTTCTGGTTGATACCAATATTTATTATCATACAGATTAAAGAATTCAGAAAAGAGTTCTTCTAACTCTTCATCACTTAAAGGTTCTTCAGTTCCTGTATATTCTTTATATGATTTTGATAGAGCATCACATATAAAAGTGGCTTTTTTATCCCCAATCATATCCAATGCCAGCAGATAGATTTTTTCTTTCAGGTCATCCATGGTATTTTCCTTTCGATTAGATTAATTTACCTACAGCCTCTACTTATAACTAAGTTAAGTACCCTTTTCCTAGGTTCTCTTAAGTCTCCAGACCACCAACTACCGTGTTTTCTAGCTCTAGTCATAAAAGATATAGAGTTATTCCTAGAATAATACCAATATTTATTGTCATCTAAATTAAAAAATTCGAGAAAAAGTTTCTCTAGTTCCTCATAACTTACTGGTTTTCTAGTTCCTGTGTATTCTCCATATGATATTGCTAGAGCATCGCATATGAAAGTGGCTTCCCTATTTTTAATCATATCTAATGCTAGAAGATAGATTTTCTCTTTGAGGTCATCCATGGTAATTAGTCCAGTGCAAGGTCTACGTTTAAGTCTATCTTAGTCCTTCTGCTGCGCACGGTAGAAGGTTTCTCTTTATCCGACTTATCTTTTGCGCTATAGATAAGCCGTTTAATGGCTGCTACAGCTTTCCCGATGTCTTCTGGAAGAAGTAAAATGCAAGCTACCGGATTCTGTAGTAGCACCATCTTTAGATCATCCATCTCTGTTTTTAGATCGGTTTCTGAAAGTTCTTCAAGCTGATTAATTCTCGCTTGAATTTCAAAACATAGCTGCTTGTTCTCATCCATTAGTCGGTCTCCAGATTAACTTCTGTAACATATCTCTTGATTTTTACTGTTCCTTTTCTTTCCGCCGAGATTTTCAGATCTATATAAAACTTCCTTTCCTCTTCATTCTCAGTTTCCTGTGTTTCAAATCTTAGGATTGCCGGGTCCCAAGGAAGCCCATGATATAGAGCCTTCTTTCTAGCTGCATGTTTGGCATTTGTAATGCCTCTTTTAATATCCGGGACAGATTCACGGGAAACTGTGATAATTATTGGCGACTTTTCTAATACCCTTCCGTAAAGTTCTTGATAGGAAATCTCATCCTCTTCAGAATAAGATAGTTCCTCCTCGTTTAAATCTAGGTCCAAATCAAAGTTTTGACTCATAGTTCAACTCCTTAATCGCTTCCGTAATATGGTCTTTTGCCTCCTGATCCGAAAGAGTTTCTCTAAATTTCACTAAAACAACACTTAGGGTAGCCCTTCCTGCCAACGGTGGAAAATGATTAATTAAAAATTTTTTTACTACCTTCTTAAGATTTTCTGCTACCTTTTTTTCCGTCATACTTCTCCTTTCATTCTTAAGTTAATATAAGTATCAAGAACTACGGACATCGGTATCTTAGTCCAGTAAGCTATTGCTTCGATTACTGGGTTTTTATCTAGGACTGACGTACGACGTTCTTTTAGATTCATGTCATTTTCTATAGGAGACAGCCATGCTGACAAATACATTGCTGTACTGTACAGATCATGGCTGTCTTCGTTTAGCTGACAATTTTCGATTAAGACCAGAAGGTAGGATAATGGAAATCCCCCCTTCTTAGTCTTAAGTAATTCTAGTTTCTCTAGTAGATTCATGTTACTTCTTTAAGCACGAAATGTGACTTTGGGCTAGGTTTGCATTAAAGTACTCTACCTTTTCCCTTAAGGAATCCCCTTTTATCCTTCTGGTAGCAATTGCTTTAGCTACCATAAACTTTTTACCAACAATCACTACCTGCTTTGCCGCCCTTGTTACTGCAGTATAGAGCAGTTCATTAAAAGCCAGGATGGAGTGGTCTTTATGAAGAACTAAGATAACTTTTCTCCACTCACACCCCTGTGCTTTATGCACTGTTAATGCGTAAGCCAGTGAGAAGTTTTGAGCAGATAATTCTCCCGCTTTTCTGAGCGATAGCACTTCCCCGGTATCTAATTCTATTTCTACCACATGGCTTGCTTGATGGGTAAGTTCTTCCATATCTTCCTTACTCATTTCTTCTAGATTATACTCTACATGCGCAAGTCCATCATCTTCTAGACTGTCTAAGTCATCTTCTTCTAGCATGACCCCGAACCGGCTCAGGTGCTTTGAGTGTGGCTTAGGAATCTTTCCTGCATACATTGGATTGGGTCTTATATTAATGATTCTCCCAACCTGTTTTTGATACATTATTTTATCACCCACTGCCACGTAGAGTTTCCTGATTCCTGCAATAACTTCATAAACATCGCTATTATTCAGGAATTGTGCCACATGGCTATTTATTGAATCAGAGCCCAGATCGCCTTTATTAAAGGGCGATAGTATTATATCCTCATCTGGCTTGTAATCTCCAGATTCATACCACCTTTTAAGTGAGCCAGCTAACTGCATCATTGTTACCATCTGGCCGTGCTGTTTTGACCCGCCTTCTATAATTTTAAAGTCGGGTCCCTCTTCTACTTCCTTCCCTTCTAGGATATTGTGGGCATTCGTCAGAACTAGGGAATCAAATTTCTGACGATAGACAGTGCGAAGCTCCACGATAGGAAGCTGAACCAAAGCATAATTAAGTATGCTAGGCCCAAACACCGGGGG